GAGGACGAGACCGATTCAACTATGTTGAGTAGGCTTCAAAAATTAGCAGGTATTAAGTGATTTAATATATTATAAGGAGGAATTAAAAATGTCTGTTTTAGATAAATTAACCGAAGGGATTGTTAACCGTGACCTCCGCAAAGAAGGCGATGCAGTTGTATCCAAATGGGATAAAACTGGTCTTCTTGAAGGATTAAANGGAAACAATCGTTCTTCGATGGCTCGACTGCTTGAAAATCAAGCTAAGGAGCTTTTACGTGAGGCCAGTTCAATGGCCGCTGGAGATGTCGAGGGTTTTGCAGCCGTCGCATTCCCGATTGTTCGCCGAGTTTTCGGTGGACTTGTTGCTAACGATCTTGTTAGCGTTCAGCCTATGAGTTTGCCTTCTGGTCTGATCTTTTTCCTGGACTTTACTTATGAGGATGACCGCTCGATGGATGCGGGTAGTTCAGTTTATGGTGGTGCAGTTGTTGCTAGTCAGTTAACCGGTGGTGTGACTTCAATCACAGGATCTGGTTTTTATGGCCTGACCAACCACTATGCTTCACCGACTGGTTCGTTGACAGTGTTCCCGGCGCCAATAACCGGCGACGCAACCCCCGCAAGTTCAACGGCGACAGAGTTTATTACACCTAGCTCTGCTGCTAGCTACATTTTTGCGAATACTGGTACCAAAGTTTCTGATTTAAGCGAAGCTCAAAAGAAAGCTCTTCGATTCGATCCGGATGTTTTAGGACAAGCCGCGGGTCGCGTTTATTGCGGCACTGCTCTTCTCACTGTAGGCGATTTCAATAAAATTAATTTAGATGCGCTCGGAGCAATTACGATGAGAGCGGATGAAGGAGATGATGGAGAAATCGCAGATATGAGCCTAAACGGCCAAAATGGTAGACTACTTCGTCGTTTGACTGAGTTAGGTTGGCGCGATAATAACGGTGTGCTGCAGAATGCAAAAACAGAGACGGGTACCGGAACGACCGGCCGTACCATAAGCATGTATTGGGTTACAACGACCGACACCGCTGCTACCATCGATCTGGATGCTCAAACTGATTATTCTCTCTCTGTGCCTTTGAAAGATCAGTTTGATGCCTCTGATACTCTAGGTGCTGTTGTCGGCAATGATACTTGGGGCCTTGAAGAGCCTAACCCTCAAACTGGCAACGTTGGTTCGTCAACAAAAGATAAAAATACCATTGCAGAAATTGACATCAAAGTCGATTCAATCGCTGTGACGGCAATTACCAAAAAGCTTAAAGCTAAATGGTCGCCGGAACTTGGTCAAGATCTTAATGCTTACCATAACCTTGACGCAGAAGTTGAGCTTACATCGGTTCTTTCCGAGCATATTGCTCTTGAAATTGACCGTGAGATTCTTAACGATCTCGTTAAAGGCGCAACTGCTGGTACGTATTACTGGTCTCGTTCGCCCGGTCTTTTTGTACATCGTACAAAGGGTACTGAGCTTGGTGCATCTTCGGCTGCTCCGGACTTCACCGGTACCGTATCTGAGTGGTACGAGACTCTTGTAGAGACTCTTAATGATGTCTCTGCACAGATTCACCGTAAAACTCTTCGCGGTGGAGCTACGTTCCTTGTGACTAGCCCCGAGATTGCTAATATTCTTGAGTTTACTAGTGGCTTCCGTGCTAATATTACCCATGACGATGACAAGGGTACTGTTGGTGCAGTTAAAGCTGGTAATCTTAGCAAGAAATGGGATGTTTTCGTTGACCCGTACTTCCCGCGTAATCTTGTTTTGGTTGGCCGCAAAGGTGGCAGCTTCTTGGAGAGTGGCTATGTCTACGCTCCTTATGTGCCGCTGCAGGTTACTCCCACTATCTTTGGTACGGAAGACTTCGTACCACGTAAGGGTGTCATGACTCGTTACGCCAAAAAGATGGTCCGACCTGATATGTATGGCTTAGTCGTTGTACGCGGACTCCTTGGTGAATCCGGCGCAACTGCCTAAAAATTAAATTAACTTAGGTTGATTTTAGATTAACCCCGATTTCTTTCGAGAGATCGGGGTTTTCTTTTAATTAGATACTATTTATAGTGCATAACATAGTTTTTGGGCGGACTTGATCTGCCTCCATTTCATTTTGAAATGTGGACATGATTATAAATGGTATAAAAACCAAGGGAGGGTTTCAAACTATGGGCGGAAAAAGAGTAGGCCTCAAGAGAATTGAGGCATTAATGGAAAATTTAAAAAGAAACTTGAACTTATCCGGTTCGAGCGTTACAGCTAACAATGGTGGAAATGGATACGGGACCTTTGGTGCACCTCCGATTGTCATCGATGACGATTCTACAGTTGCAGCTGGAACAGATGAGGCAGTAATGATTCATCAATACCCAGACGGCCTTAGACTACACGTACAAAACATTGGCACACAAGCAATATTAATTCCTGCAGCAACAACGACAGGGATGAACTATGGATATGATCAAACAAATGAAGAGGGCGTTCAGTGGGTTGCTAGCTTGAACACTCACAAGGGTACAATGGATAGTGACCGTTTTAAAATTGGCACTAGTAAAGCATTCTTTGCAAAACTTAAATTTAGTATTGGAACTGTCGCTGGAACTGATGATTGTCTATTTGGCTTTCGCAAAGTAGAAGCGGAAGCGGCCGCAGTAGATAACTACAACGACATGGCTGCTTTAAATGTTATTACTGGCGATATTAAGATTGAAACAATTCTTGATAATGCTGCCACAACGACAACAGACACAACTGACAATTGGGCTGATGGGGAGATCCACGAATTGAAAGTTTTGGTTTCTGCCGCCGGCGCTGTAACATATAAAATTGACGGTGCAGATCCTTCTACTACCGCTGCTTTCACCTTTGATGATGGCGAAGAGGTTACGCCATTCTTTTATTTTACAAACGCCACGGGTACCGCGGCCGGCGCCGTCATTCTCGAAGAGGTCGAATGGGGTCTTCAATAGAAATTTATAATTTGAACAAAGGAGAAAATTAATTATGGGTAGGAAAAGAATAGGCCTCGGAAATTGGGAAAGGCTTGTAGAAAACTTAAAAAGAAATTGGCAGATGTCAGGTTCGAGCCTCACAGCCAATAATTTTGGAAATGGATACGGGACCTTTGGTGCCCCTCCAATTGTTCTTGATGACGATTCTACAGTTGCGGACGGCGGCGATACGGAAGTAGTCATCCATGATTATCCAGACGGTCTTAGACTACATGTAACAAACATTGCTGGACAATCAGTTTTAATTCCTCAAGCAACAACGACAGGAATGGACTATGCGTATGATCAGACAAACGATCAAGGTGTTCAATGGGTTGCAAGCATGAATACTCATAAAGGCACATTGGATAGTGACCGTTTTAAAGTTGGTACTAGTAAAGCATTTTTTGTGAGACTTAAGTTTAATATTGCAGATGTGAGTGGAACTGATGACTGCTTGATTGGTTTTCGCAAGGTAGAAGCTGATCAAGCTGCAGTAGATAGCTACGACGAATTCGCCGCTTTAAATGTTATTAGTGGTAGAATCAAATCTGAAACAAGGCTTAATGCTGGTACTACAGCTACAAATGCTGTTGGCGACAGCGAAGGCGTCGGCCCTCCAGATTCTCTTTCAGACTGGGCAGATGGCGAAACACACGAATTGAGAGTCAACGTTGATGCCGGAGGACAAGTTACATATAAAATCGACGCTGTAGACTGTACAGGGTCATTTACATTTGACGACGGCGAAGTTGTTACACCATTCTTTTATTATATAAACGCCGCCCATCTTTCTGATACAGTAATTCTTGAAGAGGTTGAATGGGGCCTTCAATAGAAATTTATAATTTGAACAAAGGAGAAAATTAATTATGGAAAAAAAGAGTCTTGAACAATTACTTAAGGAAAAATATGCACGTCTAGGCCGAGAACCTCGACGTCTTTGGCAGGACCCCACAACTGAACCAAACCCAAAATCGAAAGCGGCCAAAAATTCGCCCCAGAAAAAAAAGCTAGATTCGAAAAATAAAACTACAAGAAAACCCGCAAAGAAAAAGTAAATTAGATTTTTTAAACAGCTGCCAACTAATTATAGCGAGGAGATCTAAATGAATGGCAGTAACTACTTTAAGTCCCGTAAGTCAAACAAGCAAAATCACGCTTCCAACAGGGAGTACTCCAGGTGATGTAAGAAACAATACTGAATTACCATTTCAGATTTATTCCGATAACAGCGCTGTCATGTTTTCTCAGTATTTTTGCACTGGCGCCGCAAATCAAGTTGGATATACCTTTAAAAAACTTGGCGGTGATGTCCTAGACATAGAAATAACAACAGGAAGCGTGTTTTCAGCTTATGAAGAATCTGTATTAGAATATTCTTATATTGTTAATATACATCAGGCCAAGAATGTCCTAGGAAGCGCTCTTGGAGCAGCAACTGGTACTTTCGATCACCATGGTGAAAGCACTGTGAGCGGCAGCCAAGATAAGAAAAATCTTAGATATCCCAAGTGGCAATTTTCTTATGGTAAAAGGATTGGCCAAGGAATGGG